CTGGTAGTAAAGAAAGGAAGACGAGTTATGTTTAAGTTAGAGGCAGTTGAATTTTTACGAAGTAGGATTAAAAAGAAAAGATAATCGTAAAGCCCGCTATTTAGGCGGGCTTTTTAATTTTAAAAAAAACTATATTGTTTTCTGAAATACTGCTAGTCCTGCGTTCAATATATTCGGCGGAGTTTAAATCGGCGTAAAGCTTAAGCCAACGAGTGAATGTATTGCGTTTAATCTCGTGTTCCTTTATTTCAATATACTTTTGATACATTTCTTTTTTTCCGTATTCTTCATTAAACGAAATAAATTCTACTGCAAACTCATAGAATAAAATATTTGTCTCTTCTATAATCCTTTTATTCCTTAACTCTTCACTATCAATATCTATTAGACCGTATCTCAGATATTGCTGACAGCAACGGAATATATATAGATAATATTTATTCCAATCGTTTTCGTCCCAATCGTCAAACAATAATCGTCCTAACTCTTGATAAGGAGTTCGATTTTCGTTATAATAATTCGTTAATAAAACTTCATACAATCTGCGTTTATAACTTATTTGATTTAATGTTTTTATTAAACGGTTTGTTGTTATAACAAACTTAGGAGAGTATTTAAAAGGAATATTTAGGTTTCCTAAGTATTTACGTTTAACTTGCAGGTTACCTGTTATACTTGTGAATAGTTTGTCAAACTCAAAATTATCTCTAATATCGTCAAACAGAATTAATCTAGTGTCTAAGTCTACGTCCTGAAATAAAAAATTATCATTCAAATCACAACGACCTCCTGGTATTTCAACTTGATTTCGTAACTTACGTAGAGACTTAGCTATTAACGACTTTCCGCAACCTCCTTTACGTTCATTCTTACCTGTATCACATATTACTACGGCTTTAGGGATTGAAGGGTTTTTATATTCGTGAAGTAAATAACCAATGGCACATTCAGTTTGTTCTTTGTTGAAAGCAGCCCTCTCGAGAAATGTCTCAAAGTCAGATTTTCCTTCAATAATTTTAAAGTCCTTGCCTGATGAATGACGCTGCCAGATATATTTATCTAATTTGTCGTAATTTAATATTTCAATGTCGTTCTCTGTTACTTTAACGTAATTATTTTTAAAATAAAAATAAAAACTATCTTGTGTATCGCGTTGGAATTTATCTAACTCTATTGGTTTGAGTTGCTGACATATTTCTTTTAGTTTTGCATTATTATATTTTTGATTGAAAGCATTAGCGAAATCAAACGTATCTCCGTTTCTTGCTAGTTCAAAATACCTTGTTATGAAGTTACGAATATATATGATATTAACAATCTGTGCCCTGTTCTTATTGATATGAACAAACCGAATGTCTTGTTCTTTGTCAGCTTCATTAATATGAAGCGACCTAAATCCATTAAGTTCTAAAACAAACTTAAGTCTTTCGATGTTAAAAGTTGCTTTGTTTTCAAATCTTGAATGAAAGATTGGAAGATTGTAGTTAATAATTGTTTTTTCCATTTTAATTGTCCTTTTCACTAAATAATAGTTTTCCTTTTTTATTAAAAAAATATCTTGTTCCGTCAGGGTCAATGGATGTTACTTCTGGCAAGTCTTTGCGGGTAGTAAAATAAAATTTGTTAAAATAATCTTTACCTAAAAATTCTTTTTCTTGTTTTGAAAAAACAATGTCGTTGAAACGAAGTATTAATCCTTTATGTAACTCTTGCCATTTATAAAGATATTTTTTAAATTCATTATAATTGTTAATACCTTTATAAACATTAACGAACTTTTGAAACATATCGTTCTTGTTATAAGGCTTATCTAACTCAAACTCATTCATTGCGAAGTTGAAAAACTCAAGAGATGTAGCTTTAATTATTTTTTCGTCTAATTTTTTCATTTTTTTTTATCAAAAAAATAAAGTTAGTTTTGTTAATTAAAAATGTAAAAATTGATAAATTGAATGAAATTATGTAATTTTAATTTTACATAATTTTGTTCGAAGAAAAAAAATTACATATTAATGGATTACTTTATTGAGTTAAGAATAATTTGCTTTAATATATAAACGTTAAGTTAATTGACTTAATACAAATGTTATGTAATTATGTAAAACTTATGTAAAACTTTATGTAATTTTTAAACCAATGTTTTATCTTTAATTACTGAATTTTATGTAAAATTGGTTTTTCGGATATTTTTTTTAATTTTATTCTATTTTTCAAAAAAATTATATAAATTATGTAATTTTTTTTTATAATAATAATAATAATAATAATAATAATATTATAATATAAAAAGATATAGGAATTTTTCACATAATTTTACATAATTGGGTTTAATTAATTGTTTTTTGATAAACTTATTTTATGTAATTTTAAAAAAACAATTTTACATAACTTTTACATAATGCGTTTAATTAATTGTTTTTTGATAAACTTATTTTATGTAATTTTAAAAAAACAATTTTACATAACTTTTACATAATGGAATTTATCAATACAAGTCAAACGAACGCAATTTTAATTTCCGTTAACTCTTCTTGTTTGACAGCGTAAATGCTATAAAGGATTGAGAATGCTATATCACTATGACCTTCGGTATTGCGGTTAGCTGAATAAATAATTGTAGAGTTGAGAAACTTTTTTCTAATTGATAATAACTCGTATATAATTTTTTCGTTATCGAATTTTAATTTTTTTGTTTCAATAATTTTTTTTCCGAATGTTATTATATCATTTTTAATTTTATTATTCATAATAATACCTTGAACAAACCCAAACCTATTCTCAAGTTCTTCGCATAACTGCATTCCAATTCCTGTTTTATCGATTATGACTTTGTGCGGTTCATATTGATTAATTAATTTTTCTATTACAGACTTTTGTTGAGAAAAATTAACATTGTCTAAGGTTATTATGTCAGTTATATAAAAAAAATTTTTTTCTTCCGATAAAATTGTAATAGCTGTTTTATCGTGTTTTCTGCCGATATCAATTCCTATATAATATTTTATTGGTTTAGAATTGAACTCATAATCAATTAAACATTCGTTTAGTTCAGATAAACTGAAATAACTATCTTTATCCTCTTCGAACGAACAATTATATTCTTGTTCGAATGAGACATTATCAATATTATTTTTTAATAAGTCTAAATCAATTTTTAAACCTTGTCTAATTGCGTCATATATCGTTATTACTTTTCTATTAAAATCTTTATATTTATCTCTGTTTGTATATATTTCATAGAATAAATTATTCTTGCCTAAAGGAGTTGAACACAATAATAATGAATATCCTCTAGTAATCGTAGGGAAGGCAGCAGTATAAATTAAATCAGGTTTTTTATATAAAGCGAACTCGTCTAAGAATATATCTCCGGAAAATCCTGTAATAGTTAATGAGTTCTGCGGTAGACAGTAGATTGATTTGTTATTGAATGCAAATTTTTTTTCTTGCTGTTTATCAGTTATTAATTTTAATTCCCGCGGCATTACCGTTAGAAGCAATTCAATATAACCCATTACTCTTAACGACTGACGAAATGACGCAGATAATATTATTTGTTCTGTATTATATTTTAAACAATTTCGAAGTGCCCTATAAGCAAACGCAAATGATAATCCTATTTGTCTTGACTTAACAACTTGCAATAATCTATGATTATTATTAATTATTTCTTTTTGGTAGGGAAGTAACTTCAATTTTTAATCCTCAAATATTTTTTTATCTAACGCGTCTACTATCTGTTGCGTTATATCAATATTAATATTTTTGTTTTCGGTTTCTATCAATTGTTTAGTTGGAGTTAATTCTCCGAGCTGTTCAAGATTTCTTTCAACTAACTTCGCATTAAACTTATTAAACAAACCTCTTACTAAAATTACATCACTAAACTTTTCGTTAAGTATTTTAATTAGTTCCTTAATGTCTTCAATATCCGAATATGTTTCTTGCGGATATTTTAAATCTCCCGTGGAAGCTAGTTTAATTAATTCTTTTAATTTATGTTTAGAAATTCCTAACGAATGACAAAATTCAGTTAATCGCGGTAATTGTGATTCGTCAATATATAGTTTTAACTGCTTTTTGATTTTTTTTATGAATTTAGGACTAAACTTTTCCAGATACATACACAAAAATAATGTAATAAATGATTTATAACAAGAGTTTGTCTCAATTTTGAAGTTTTACTCTACTTGGCGTAAAAAAACGTGTTATAAGCGATATAAACGCAAATTAAACGTATCTTGTAACATAACTATTGACAAGACGGTAAAATTTTAGTTATATTTGCGTTATGAAAACAGAAATAAAAGAACTGAAAGTTAATCAACTTAATATTAATTCCAAAAACCCTCGCAAGATATCCGAAGTAAGTTATCGGAAGTTAAAAAAAAGTTTAACGGAATTTAAAAAGAACGGCGAAATGATAACTATTGCCTTGAAAGGAATTTTCTTTGAAAAAGAAGTCAGAGAAGAATTTTTATTAAACATTAAATGAAGTTTAGTTTTAAAAATATTTTTAAATTTAATAAAAAATCAATTCCGCTAAGTAGCGGACAGTTTAAAAATATTTTTAATAACTGGCTGCTTTCATTCAAGCCTGATGCTAACACAGGATATATCGGAGCTTGTATTGATATATGGGGCATACAGTTTGCCAAGGCAAAGTTTAGAGTTTATAAATATTCGAATAACAAGGAAGTTATTCATAAGATAAATAATTTATTTAAAATTCCAAATATATTCCAAACGTTTTGGGAAATTAAATATCGCTGGGCTTTAGATTTAGCAATTGATGGAAATTCATATTTATTGAAGTTGCGTAACGATAACGACGAGTTAGTTGGATTATATCAATTACATCCTGACAGAATTACTACTGAGCCTATCGGTATTGAGAGGATTGATAATTATGTATACAACACAGGAGTTGATATGATTAAGTTTCCTGCTAAGGATATAATTCATTTCAAAACTATTGACTACAGCAATCATATTAAAGGCTCTCCTATAATATCCAGAATTAAGGCACTTCAAGATGTAGAAGCCCTGCAATTAGAATATCGCAAGAAATTTTATCAGCAAGGAGGTTTTCTCGGAGCAACTTTTACGACGGAACAAAAAATGAGCAACGAGAATTTTAACAGAGCATTGCAGCAATTAAAAGATAGATATGGAGGCTCAGAGAATGCGTTTCAGGTTGCTTTATTCGAACAAGGACTAAAGCCAATTCCAACGGCTTACTCATTAAGAGATATGCAGATGACACAAGAACGGCAATTGAATAGAGATGAGATCTGTTCAGCATTTAAGGTTAATAAGTTGTTGTTAGGACAGTCCGAGAATATACAGAGGGGCAATGCAGATACTGTGTTATATGTATTTTATACTACTGTCATTGACCCTATACTAAATTACTTTGACGAAGTATTAACTAATAATATATGTTATGAATATGATAACGGCGACGAATATTATATTAAACACGATACAATGGCTACAAGAGACATAGAACTCAATTTAAAATATTATGAAAACGGATTACGTAATGGTTGGCTAACTGTTAATGAAGTAAGAGAACTCGAAGGATATGAACCGATTAATGAAATTAGTTTAGAAAATGAAATTAAAAAATTAATTGAAAACTAAAATGAACTATAAAGTAATCAATTCCGAAGAAAAAGAATTTAATTTAAACGAACGAACTTTAGTTCATTGGATATCAACTCCGGATATTGATAGCTATAACGAAGTATTAATGCCGAAAGGTATGGACGATAGCACATTCAAGGCTGTTCTATGGTCTCACTCTTTAGGCAATAATTTAATTTTTGATACCGTTGCAAAACCTTCTGATATTGTAATCGGCAAGTCATTATGGCGTAAGGCAACCAATGAAGGAGTAAAAGCGAAAACGCAATTCGTTAATTCCGAACTTGGGAATGACATAATGGAGTTTAACAGACTTGGTTTAATTAATTCTTGGAGTGTTGGTTGGCTGCCGAAGCAAGAACCTGAAGTTCGCAAAGACGGAGTTAAAGTATATCATAGTTGGAACTTATACGAGTATTCAAGTGTGATAATCCCAGCTAATCCGAACGCTGTTAATATAATGTTTGAAAACTCAAAAAGTTTACAACTCAAAAGTATTTTGAACTTTGAGATTGAAAAAAACAATTTCCAAAAACAACTTGACGAGTTGAAATTAATTAAAAAAACGATTGAAGAAGTTTATAAAGAGTTAAAAAATTCAAATAAAAAAGATGAATATGAAAAGGAAATTGGAATTTTAAAATCCGAACTCGAAAAACAGATTGATATAAACAATAAGTTAAAAAAATTATTAATTAAACAAATCAAAAGCGGAGATATCAGTCGGCGTTAGTGCCGATGGAGATATTAGCTTATTATTATTTTATAAACTTAAACTTTTTAAAAAAATGAATGACAAAGAATTAAAACGACTAAACGAATTAAAACAAAAAAATGCTGAAACATTAACAAACGATGAAGTTCAGGAGTTAATTGAATTACAAGATAAAAAAAGTATTGACGAACAAGTTAAAGAAGCTGTTAAAAATGCTATAAGATCTTTACCAAAAGATTATAGCAATATAAATGTTACACAGAATAAACAAGATAGTAATGATTTCGTTAGACTACTAAAGGCGATTAGACACGATGACTATAAAACAATTAAAGAAATTAACGAGAAGGCGGCAAGTCCAATGGTTGAAGGAGTTGCAAGTGATGGCGGTTATCTTGTTCCTGCAGTAACAGTTGCAACTATCGAAGGGTTAATCCCTACTTATGGTCAAGCAAGGCAAGTATTTCAACAAATACCGATGGGCAAAAGTAATATTATAAAACTACCGAAAGAAGGAACAGCCCCGAACTTATATTGGTTAGACGAAGCGGCAGAAAAAACTTCAAGTAAACCTACAATCGATATAATAAACTTGATAGCAAAAAAAGCTGCCGCAATTGTAGTAGTATCAGACGAATTACTTGACGACGCTAATGTATCATTAGGAGAATATCTAATGAAGAAGTTCGCTCAGATATTCGGTATCGGAGAAGATATTGCAATGTTCAAAGGGACTGGCTCTCCGTTTACAGGGTTATTCAGTAATACACATACGTTCGGGAACACTGTTACGTTATCAGGAGGTATTACTACACTGACTTACAAGAACCTGCTTGACGTAATTTACGGCATTGACCAAAACTATGCAACAAACGCAAGCTGGTTATTACATCCTACGATAATGAGTGTCATACGTAATATTAGTGATAGCAATGGAATGCCAATATTCCAAGCTTCTATGTCTGAGAGTTCTCCGGGAAATTTATTGGGATATCCCGTTAAGTTAATTCAGAACGCTCCAACAAGTGCTGCCGAAGGCGGTAGTATCATTGCAGTGTTCGGGAATACTATGAATTCTTATATTGGAACAAAACAAGACTTGACTGTTAAGGTTTTAACCGAGGCAACTATAGATGGCACTTCATTAGCTCAATACGATTTAACAGCATTCAGAGTAGTTGAAAGGATTGCGTTTAATGCAGGTTTAACTGCTGGGTATTCAGTGTTAAAATTGCCTGCGTCATAATAACACAGGTCAATTTAAGGCAGGGTTTCCTTTTTTTTATCATTGTTTTCCTTTTCCCTGCCTTAATTAATTAAAGTTTATGAAAAAATATAAAGTAATAAAACAAATAACAGAAAACGGTATACTGTATACCGTAGGTTCAGTTATCGAACTTAGCGAACAACGGGCTAAACAACTCGAAGGATTAATTGAGTTGAAACAATTTCCGAAAGAATTAAAAAATAAAATGATTACAAAGTTAAAAAATAAAAACTATGAAAAATTATAAAACAACAATCGCTGCATTAGCTGGTTATATTGCTATATTAATTAATAGATACACACAACTTGACTTGCCGGAGGATGTCATAATCGGTGCTGTAATCTGCACAGTAGCGTTACTTTCAAAAGATTATGACACAACAGGTATCGGTATTAAAGCAAGGAAGGAGTAAAAATAATATGAACGGGGCGGTATTGTATCAATATCTAATTAATCAATGCAATGAAGCAATTGAATATTGGTCTTCGCAATCCGATGAAGTTCAAGACAAGTATGAATTGATTAGAACATATACTAACCTCTGTGATGAACATAAACGCAAACTTGAATTGATATTAAGTCATAAAGAAGTTAAATCAGATATTGAAAAGTTTATAGAGCAAACGGAAAAAATTTTTAATGAAGTTTCCGAATACCTTCCGAAAGAAATTAAAAAATTTTTTGAAACAATTTTAAAAATTGCAAAAAATTTATTAAAAGAATTGTGATAACAATTAACGAGTTAATTACATATTTAAAAAAAGATGTTCCAAACTGGCAAACAGGCATTCAATACAATGCAGGCCAGAATTATATTCAATACGGAGGAATAATTTATATATGTATAGTTTCACACACATCAACAGCATTCACAGCAGACTTGGCAAGTAACAAATGGCGTGTTTCGCAGTTATATAATTCATTGCAAAACGGAGTTGCTTATATTCAGAACTACTGCAATAGAAAGATTGTATTAGACAATTATACAGAACAGTTTATTTATATTGAAAACACAAACAGGATTGCAACAAAAGAATATCCTGTAACTGCTGTTAGTGATATTCAATTATTAGATGAGGATACTGGTGTGTTTGACACAATATTCGAACATCCAGATAACGCCGCAAACTCAACTGTGTTAGGAAATTATGTTACTTTGTTAAAAGGTTATTCAATAGAGGCTGGCAAAACGTATAAAATAATTTATACTGGCGGTTTATCAATAATACCGAACGACTTAAAGCAAGTGGCAGTTGAACAGGCAGTAATTGACTTTTATAATTCTAGCGAAAGTCTAGGTTGGTTTGGATTAACACAAAAAGACTTTGGAGGACAAGCTACAAAAGCATTTGCGTTACAAGATAGAAGTTTAATTAACGAAAGACATAACTCAATACTTAATCATTATCGTAATTTTAACATATAATAATTGTCTACGTTCCGAGAAAATATTTTTATACAACTTGAGATTGACTTGCAAAAGTTAAAAGTCTCAAACGGTTACAATTTTGATTGGAACTTTATTCTCGGGTATCGCGATTTAACGCAAGGGATTAATCTGCCTTGCGTTTGTTATTGGTTAGGAAGCGAGACAATTGATAATGCCGACGAAAATAACTCACTACATAAATGCATAAGCGAAATTAATTTTTTATTTTATTTCACTTGCAACGAAAATAACCTTGTTAATGAAGTTTTAGCCTTATACGAGAAAGTCATCCACGACGCAAAAGCATTTTTACATTCTTGGAAACAACATTGTTTTGAATATTACAAGATTAAAGACAGGACAAACAACGAATACGCTACAAACCTTATTATTGAGAACATACAACCTTTTGACATAGAGAGCAACGCAGGCTCTATATTAATTACTGCAAGGATTGAATATTACGAAAGCACTAATTCCGAACAGCAGCCTTTGCCTGATGTTCCAATATTATTATATCCTGCTAACTTATTTAATTCAGGTAAGTTACGGCAAGAATTTAATTGGAATGCGAATGCAGAATGTTATGAAATTCAAATTGCTAACGATATTGACTTTCAAGATATATTTGTTTCGCAAGACAATTTAAGGACTTCAAGCTATACTATACCGCTTGACTTATCATTAATTAATAATAATACATATTATTGGAGAGTAAGGGCTAAGAATATTTCCGGTAACTCACAGTTCAGCGAAGTCAGAAGTTTTATTGTTAATGAAAATAATTACGATACTGACTTGCAATATTGGTTGCAAGGTTTAACTCCGCAACCTTCACAATCAAGAATTGAATTAATGAATAGTTTAATTACTGATTTGAAATCATTAGGAATATGGGATAAGTTAGATTGTATATGGATAATGGCGGCAGAGACTGAACAGCAAGCTTGCAAGAATTTGAAACGAAATAAATTTAATCTAATTCCTGTTAATTCGATAACATTCACAATTAATAAAGGATACAAAGGCAACGGAAGTAATATGTATCTTAAAACAGGGACAGCCCCCGCACATCAATTGAGTTATTCATTGAACTCTGCAAGTTTCGGTTTGTATTGCAATACAAACTATAACGAAACTGCAAGCAGTGTTGATATGGGTTGTGCAGAGACAACTGTATCAAGTCGTTATTCAATGCTATATATCCGTTGGAGTAATCAGTTATATACTTCGATTAACGACAACGGTTCAACTCCAAACTACGCTAACTCAAATTCAATCGGTATGTTTGCAATTGATAGACATAGTTCAAGTCAATATAAGGTATATCGCAATGGAGTGTCAATCGGAACAGCGTCAATTCCTTCAAGCGGGTTAGGAGAATTTGCGTTCACAATCGGTGCAAGAAACTTCAATGGGACGATTGACCGTTTCTGCAACAAACAATACGCATTCGCATTTGTTGGAAGTTCCTTATCTGCAAGCGAACACAGTAGTTTTTATAATTTAGTTTATAATTATCTAACACAAATAGGAGGGGCATAAATATGAAAGATAGTTGTATAATATATTCCGGAGGGGTAGACAGCACTGTGATGTTATATAAATATAAGAATGATATTGCACTAGCGTTAAGTTTTTATTATGGGGGCAAGCATAACAAACAAGAATTAAAGTATGCTAGAATGAATTGCCAGAAACTTATGATAAAACATAAGGTAATAGATATATCATTCTTGTTTAAGAATATGAAAACCGCGTTGATAAATAAAAACAAAAATATACCAAAAGGCCATTATCAGGATATCATAATGCGAGATACAGTTATTCCGTTCCGCAATGGCGTAATGTTATCGATTGCGGCGGCCATTTCTGATAACATAGGATTAAAAAAAATATTAATTGGCACACATTCAGGAGACCACGCTATCTATCCAGATTGCAGGACAGCGTTTAATAAAGCAATGTTTTCGGCAATCGAAAAAGGCACAAGTAACTGCGTTAAACTAATAGTCCCGTTTGTTTCTTATCAGAAATATGAAATTATCAACGAATGGAATAAATTAAAATTACCTTATGATTTAAGTTTAATCTCTTATAGTTGTTATGAAGGTAAACTACTGCATTGCGGAGAGTGCGGAACCTGTGTTGCTAGGAAGGAAGCATTTAGTATGGCAAAAATAAATGATAACACAAAATATAAAACATAATGAATATATCAGCCTGTTACATAGTTAAGAATGAACAAAATAATATCTACGATAGCCTTAACTCAGTCAAAAATATCGTAACAGAGATTATTCTCGTTGATACTGGTTCTGAGGATAATACAATTCAAGAAGTTGAACGCTTTAAGAATGATAGTCCTGAGTTAGTAGTTAAGTTATATCATTACGCCTGGGATAATCATTTCGCCAATGCAAGGAACTACTCGATATCACAAGCAACACAAGAGTATATCTTAATTATTGACGCCGACGAACAATTAAGAGGGACAATAGATGATATATTGTTAGACTACGATGTAATATTTTTAAAACAAAAAAATTATGAAAACAAAAAACTAATAACTGAGTTATGGACGCCGAGATTGTTCAAGAATTGCGGATTACAATTCAAGTTCAGAGTTCACGAACAATTAGAGTTTGAAGATAAAAACTTAAAAGTTTGCAAGTATGACAACCTTTTTTTAAAACATAAAGAAAAAAATATAAGTCAAATTAAAAAGAAAGTAAAACAATTGCTTGAACTGCATTACATACAATTGCAAGAGGAACCTGATAACCCGTATATATTAGGACAGATGGCATATTGTTATAACACATTGAATAATTACGAGTTTGCAAAACATTATGCATTACTATGTTTGTTGAAAAATAAACTAATTCCTGAACAAAAGGCTGAGATGTTTAACTTATTATTTGAAATTGATTACAATCTTGGCAATATTAATGCTATTGATTGGTTGAAGTTGTCAATCGAAAGTTGTTCGCAACAATATAGGGCATATTTATTATTGAGAGAATATTTTATTCTGATAAACGAGTTAAAGAAGGCAGAACAAGTTAAAAACGATTTATTAAGAATAATAAATAATGGCGAAAGCAGATTAAACTTTGACGTGTTAATTAATAATATAAATCTTAACTAATATGGACACAAAAAATTTTTGGAATAATTGGGATTTCAAATCAATTCTGCAATTAGCTATTATATTAATAGGGTTTATTGTAACTTACACAAGGCTTGACGCAAGAGTTGAGAGTGATAAAAAAGAAAATATGATTGAAATCAATTATTTAAAAGAAAGAGTAACTAGGCTTGAAAACGGTCTAGAAAAAATAAATGATAAATTAGAAAAAATTTATAATGAATTAAAAACTTCAAGAAAGGAGTAAATTCAAATGGCAATCCACGATAAAGGCGGTAATATTCTTGCATTAGCAGAATTAACATCCGCGTATGCTTTACTAACATCGTATACTAGCGGGGTAAACGGTTATAAGTTTCCGAATGTTAGTGAAGTTACGAAGACTACAAACGTATCGGAAACAAAATTCAGAAGCGAAGACAATATTGTTAGATATTCCGAAAGCTCGCAAGAGCCAGCAGTTGAATGGACAGTAATGGACAGTGACAAGGCAACAAGAGATTATCTTGCATTCTCAATGAATTCGCCTTCATTATTATATCATTATGAAGGAATTGCAGGAGGGAAACATAAAGAATATTTTGCGATCGGCAATCCTGTTAGAATGCAAGAAATGAAAACTCCAGGCGCAGCCAATGCTGTTAAAGGAAAGTTTAATAACATTGCTCCAAATGCAACAGTAACATTTACAAGCGGAGCATTAGCAACTCTTGCGTCACTATGGGGTATCACAATTAGGGCTACAAGCGTTACTATTACAAACAATACAGAATTTTGTATTGTTGAAACTAATGTATAAGGAGGCTAAAATGAAATCAATATATATTGTCAAAGAGCCATTAGGCTGGTATTTAAGCTCGAAGGGATTCTTGCCGCCAAATTCAGAAGTTGAACTTAGCGAGCAAGAAGCACAAGAATATATCAAAGCTGGTATTAAGTTAGAGGTTAAAAAGAAAAATGAAAAATAATAAAGTTTATATCTTAGACGATAAAGAATATAAACTCAAAGGAAATACTCTTGAGGTCTTGAATGCGACAGTCCCGTTACTTGCAGAGTTGAGGAGTAAAGAATATGAATATACAAAACATCTTGAGCTCGACGAGTTAAGAATGTTTGAAAAAGAAATGAATGAATTGAGTATTGCGAAAAGTCAAATTGAAAAAATTCTTGAAACAAGAATTGACGAAGAAGGCAATCCAATAGACGAACTTCAGGTTACGCAAAAAAAAAATCATTTGAACGATATCGAAGAAAAAATTTCTGCAAAAAATGAATATTTTAAGCAAAATTTAAAAAAAATTGCCGATATCGAGCAAGAGATGAAAGCATATGCGTTGCTTGACTTAATCAGTTCAAGGGCTGTAATTGAGAAATCGTTTAATAAAATTCTTGAAGGATCTAAGCCGATTAATTTTGAAAGCGAAAATATTCTAAACTTTTGTAGAGAGGTTATAACAGATTTTTTTTCAATTATTTTTACAGCAAGACAATTGTAAATAAGTTACAGTCTGACTTTTCGTTTGCGTTTAAAGGTAATTATACTTCTTATAATATTCCGGATACATACATATATCAGTTTATGGCTCACGAGCTCGCACTGCATTATAACATAGATTACGATCTTGCGTTTAAGACTAAAAATGAGATTGATTATTGGCGGATGTTAATATTTGAAAATATAAAAGCATTACGCGAACAAGAAATATTAGAATTAAATAAAAATGCTTGAAGTTAAATTTCCTGACAAGTTTAGTGTTAAAATTAGCGATACTGAGTTAGTTCAAAGTCATATATCAAAGATAGCCGAGTTAATTAAAACGCAGATTAAAAACCGCACTCCTGTAAAAACAGGATATACTCGAAACCAAATTGTAAAAACAAAAACTGTATTCGGATATGAAATTTATTTTCGAACAGATAAAGCTAACCGAATTGCAAGTTATCAGCATTACGGAACTCGTAGACATTGGATTGAACCTGTAAATAGACAAGCTCTGAGTTGGGTAGAAGGCAGTAAAAGATATTTTTCAAAAGGACATTATGTTTCAGGAATTAAACGAACAAAATTTTTTGAACTCACTGATAAAGATAGAAAACTTATTAAAGATACATTAACGAAGTTAAAAATTTTTAAACGTGTATAGACAAAAAAAAACATACACAAACGAAATTACACAAGCAATAAAAAAATATATCCGTTTTAATGGCGGTTATGCTTTTAGAGTTAATTCGATTGGGGTGTTTGATCCAGTAAGACAAGTATATAGACGCAATAATGAAAAAGGTATATCTGATTTAATTTGTTGCTATAAAGGCTTATTTATTGCAATTGAAATAAAACAAGGTTATGACAAACAAAGTGAATGGCAAAAAGTTTTTGAACAAAACGTAAATAAATCAGGTGGAATTTATATTATCGTTAAATCGTTTGAACAATTTAAAAATTTTTTTGACAACTTAAAAACTAAACAATAAAATGGGTGCCCCTGATACAGTTGAAGCGTTAAAAATTACTTTAAATGCCAATTTAAACCCTTTAAAAGATTTACAAAAAGAAATTCGTTCGATTTCGAACGCTCTGACTTCTTTAAGTTATGCGGGAAAAGAGAATACAAAAAATTATCAGCATTTTGAACAGCGATTAAGAAGTCTGATACAATTAGAAACGCAGCATAAAGAGAAGATGAGGTTGTTGCGTGAAGAATACAGAACCTTACCAAGTTTCACAGAGAAACTAAGTGCTTCATTAAAAACTGCATTCAGTTCGGCAATTAATGCTGAGATACAGAATGTAGTTAATTCATTATCTAAACTATCTTCGCAAGGCAAGCAGAATACTACACAATTTACTGAATTAGAGAATAAATTAAAAGACTTAATCAATACTAATGCAAGGCAGAATGCTGAATTTTCAAAAATTCAATCAATATTACAAAAAACAGGCGGTGATATAAGAAGTGTTGTTACTGAATTAACTAAGTTAGCTTCACAAGGCAAGCAGAACACTTCGCAATATGCTGAATTAGAAAATAAATTAAAAACTCTAATTGGAGTAGAAGCACAACACGCTAACAGATTGAAAGCGTTAAGTGCTACAATCAAGCAATCAGGAATAGATACTGTATCTGCTATAAACGCAACGGCACAAAGCGGATTAGCTAAGGTTATGCAGTATGGACAGAATATAACTGTTATCCTGGCTGGTCTGCGGGAGGTTGTAAGGTCAATAAGTGCAACAATAATGAAAGGTGCTGAATTCGGTGTGTTATTGAATAGCTTCGCTGAACTTGAAGGAGGCATTGATAAAGCAACCGATAAATTAGAATTATTGGGTAAAGCATCAGCGTTCAGCCTGAATAATGAGCAGTTAATTCAATATTCAAACAGAATGAAGTTGCTTGGTTTCAATACAAATCAGACCGCGCAATTCTTAGATATTGCAGAAGTTGCAGGTGATAGACTTGGAATTACGTTCAATGATGCAACAGAAGCTATTCAACGATTCATAATGACAGGTGCTGGCAGAAGTCTGCAACAAATGGGTATTAATATCGTTGTTGTCAATAACAAGATTCAAGAGATGACTAATCTGACTGAAGAACAGATTAGAAAACTTGATGACGAGACACAACAACGATTAAGGACTAAGGCTATGATTGAGTTATATGGGAGAAGTCTTGATGTTATTAACAAGAAACAGCTTGATAATGCAGATAGACTAAGACAAATGCAAACTGCATTACAGAATACACGATTAGAATTCGGGAATATTGTTGCTAAGGGAATATTAGAATTCATTGATGCATTAGGTATAAGCGATGAATCAGCAAGGTCTTCAATTGCTTCAATTGGCGGAATTGGAACGGCATTAGCATCATTGCTTCCTGTGATTGCATCGGTTAAGATTGCATTCCCCGCGGCATTTACAGCATTGTTACCTGTATTAGGTAAGGTAGGATTAGCATTAGGAGCAGTTGCCACGATGATTACTCCAATTGTTATAGGAGTTAAAGAATTAATTAATGTAGTTAAGCAAGAAGGCTGGGAGACTTTCTTGCCAAGTAAACAAACAAAAGAAAAATGGGACTTATTCGGCTGGGAAGGCACTCAGATATCAACTATGACAAGTGAAGAATTAGGACTGACTCCAATCAAAGAAATAGCAGATAGAAGCGTTGAGATTTTGCAAAATCGTATTAAAGAACGTAAAGAAGCCGAAGAATTAAAAAAACTACAAGATAAATTTTTAGAATCATCAAAGAAAACAGGTTCCACGCGTGTTAAATCAGTGCAGGAAGAAGTTGATATTTTAGGCGAATTAATTGAAAAAATAACAAGCGAAATTGAGTTACAGAAATTACTTGGACAACTTAATCAAGAATTTTTATTTCAGAAACTTGCGATTTTAAAAAAAGAAGACAGCGAAAATTTAGCAATAGAAAAAAGAATTAAATTATTACAAACAATAAAAAATATTCAAGAAGAATTAAAACAATTCGGATTTAGTTTATTTCAACCTAAGACATTTGAGGATATTCCAGGCGTAACATTACGTGAACGAGTTGAACCTTTGGGTGCTCCTGTTGCGATTAAACCTTCGGGAATGGCAGAGAGATTATTATTTGAATACGCTGAAGCAGATGAAGAAAAAATAAAAATAATTGAAGACGCAAGCCGCGAAGCTCTAAATAACACGAAAGATATATTCGATGAAGTAGATAATATAATGAAAGAGTTAAATATCAGTTCTCATACATTCGTAGGACAATTGATAGCAGGGTTTAACAAAGTAACGAGTATTATGGAAAGTATTGTAGCAATCATTAGAAGTATTCAAACTATAGGCAGTATAGTTGATTTCTTGAAAGTCGTAGGATTTGCAAGGGGCGGCTATGTAACAGGAGCTGGGACTTCTGTAAGTGATAGTATTCCTGCAATGCTATCAACAGGCGAATACGTTGTTAATGCGAATGCTACAAGAAGATTCTTGCCTTTATTGCAAGCAATTAACAACAATCAGCAATCATTGACTAATAGATATTCAGTTGGCGGGATTGTTAAACCATATGTAATAAATCAGCCGATATATATAAAAGCTAATGTCCCTATGCTTGAGTTTATGCGAGTGGGAATGTTGGAATATAATAATGACAAATCATTTCGGCGATTATGATCAAGGTAATTAGTAGAATATATAAATTTAATGAAGGCATCCCTATTAAGGAGCGTTCATTATTTAATAAAAATCGGATTGAGTTCGGAAGACCGATTAATTTATATAATTATATCGTTAATCCAGAGGGCAGCGGATTAAATAAATTGACATATACTAAACCAATTACCGATAAGATTGATAATCTATTAACGTTAGTCGGCGAAGCAGGTTCATTAATGTTAGAGTTAAGTGGGATAAAAGATAATGGACTATTGATTGATTATTTTAATATTTATGATACTACAAATGAGAACAAAAGACGCATTTATGAAATTGAGGTATATTATAACGATACATTAATCTGGTTAGGTTCGCTTAATAGACAAAATATTGAGACAAATCATAATAACGACATTATTAAAATACAAGCATTGTCAATAGAGAAAGAATTTAAAAATTATTTTTCCGAAAAATTACTTCCTTCGCACGACGAAATATTTATTAATAATCCATTACGATTAATTACTCCTTGGTATTATTCGGAACATAATTACATTAACAGAGAAGCATCTTTATCATTAACAATTAAAAATTTTCTGAAAAAATTATTAGGAAATATGTTCTACATTGACTGCCCAACGCTTGAAGATTGGGAGGTTAATAATATACCGCAATTTTATTTAAAAGGAGGGGTAACAAATTTTTGGTTTATCAAGTCAGGCTACACATTCTTTGAAGCTACTAATAATAAATCAATTTATAAATTATTAGAGCATATTTGCAATGCTATGGGTTGGCAGTTTTATGTTTCAAAATCAGAAAATAAATATATTTTTATTTTAAAAAATCGTTCTGAGTTTACAGGCGATCTATATGAGATAGACTTCAAGAATAATGTTATTAATTATAATGTCTTGTATACATTAGTGGATTATGAAGCGGATTACATAATCATTAAGGAAGGATTAATTAGGACAGGGATTGGTTATCAGTCACAAGGGATAACATTCGCAATGATATCTGATAGATATCCTGCGATTAATGAAGGCAATTTCTTTAGCTATGTTATTGATAATACAAGTGCTTATAATCTATATCCATATGCTCCATATGCTAATAGATATCAATATGAGAATGCTGGGACAGCGACTAACTTCGATTGGGCAGAAATTTATTATACAGGCTCAAGTAATTGGTCACAACGAAGTGCTGAAAGAAAAATAATTGAAAGCGATAAGATACTATATCTTGATGCGGGCAACCACGAACAGAAATGTTTTGTTAATAACTCGAATAAATGGAACGGCATTTGGGACGGTAATGCATTAGGACAATGGTCGATTGGATATCAAGGCAATGCAGGTTCAATGTTATTTAAACGAAATAGTTTAAATACTAACTATATTCAGACTACATATAACGATTATATTAAGAGTCAGACGTTTAAAAATAATTTCGCAGGAATATTGAATGCAATGGATAATCAATTGATTGAGATTGAGTTGCAAGGTGTTATTTATAGAAATAATGCTGCGAGCAAGTTCTATAATAATTACGGTGACTTTAGACAGATTAATTTTTTTGCTAACTCAGAATTTGCAATTTTAGAAAGTGAAATCAATTTAATTAATAATACTTCAAAATTAAAACTATTACGAAAATGAATGCTGTTGGAAAGCCAAAGTTTAGAATATATTCGGAAAACAATTTAATCCAAGAAATTACTCTTGACTTAACAAATACCGAAGGCTTAATTGAGACTGCAATACCGATTAATATATCACATACGTTGATTGATTATACGATTATCTTAAAAGAAATCGGATGGCGATTAAAATGGACATTACACTATAATGAATGGATTACAATTGATAACTTATTAAAGATACAGGAAGTGTTGCGATATGCAAGACAAGGATTTAATATTAATTTTACTCCAAGAATAGATTTACCGCAACGTAATTATGAAGTAGTATTTAGTTCTGATAATATTAGTATTGGCATAATAACGCAAAAAGGGAAATATTTTCTTAATAAAGGAGTAATTTTAGAATTTACATCGAAACAAATTCTAAATGATTTAAATATAATTAATATTGACAACATACCGTTTGCTGTTTATTCTGCAGACGAATTTGCGTTTGTAATAATTTAATAAAAAGGAGTAATATAATATGGCTGAAGATTTTAACATTGGAGTTAAAAAACTTGCAATAACGTTTGCACAAGTAGTTTCAGGAAAGTTTGAACCTATTACAGGTTTAAATAACGCAACAATAAGGTTTATTCGGGCTGATACAGGTGCAGTTGTTCCTTATGATAATTGGGAAGAAGTTGGTAATGGGTTATATCAGTTTTGGAATTTTCAAATTCCTGAAATAACGTTTACAGCGGGCGGGGCTGACTATCAAGGCCATTTAAATTTGAAAGTTCAATACTATAACGGCTCGGCTTGGATAACGAAGGCTGAGACATTCTCAATTTACCGCAATAGCAATCAATTCGATGGTCAAGACGATTACCCGCCTTCAAGAGCTTATGTTGATAACCGAGTTGATAGACAAGGTGATACTATATTCAATCAAGTGCAGTATGACGCAAGTGTAGACTTGAATGCAATTGCTCCGCTGATGAATGATAGGTCATTAATACATAGACATTATGCTGATAGTCGTTATGTGCAAGGAGTGTCAACTGATTATGTTACAATATCAAGCAACCAAACTATTACAGGACAAAAAACATTCAATAACATTATTATTGATGTAGGTAATAATCCTGTTACTTCTGCAAAATTTATAATTAAGCAAAACTCAAATCCTCCTAACGGAGGTATTGAAGGTCTAAAAGCAGGCTATCAATCAACTAACAAAATGTTGTTTGATTTTTTAAATTCTGATATCGAGGCTGAAAATCTGAAGATTAAGACTTCTTCAAGCAAATATATTACTGGTAATCCATCAGATAACGACTATGTCTGGAAACGATGGGTTGTAGATAATTTTCTGCCAATCGGTTCAACGTTCAGCGAACAATCGAACACAGCAATAGTAGATAAGCGGTTTACTGAGAACGTGGCAAGAAAGTTTTATAAATCAATTAACGACGCAATTGGAGGCCTGCAATTAGTTAGCCCTCCTCTTTCGCAAACTAATTGGTGGAATCTTATTATACAGGGCTCTTATGATAATACTTATAACGAAGATATTGAATTGCCTGACTGGATTAATTTAATCGGCAGCGGCTTCGTTAATATCATCGGTGCATTAACAAGAAGTGCAAGCACTGAGACTATAATAACAAGTAAGATAAGCAATCTTAACTTCAATGAAAATGTATCAACTGTTAATTCTCATAACCTTGAAAGGCTATGGGTTAATAATTGTGTGTTCAGAACGGCTGATCTTATTGGAATAAAAAGCAGTAAGCTAATCAATAGCGGTCTATATGCAGATGTTTCAATTAACAGTATAGGCAATAACAAGATAGTTAATTGCTTCGGTAATCAGCTTATCAGCTGGCAAGCATCTGACGTAGTTTATTCTTACAATTATGTTTCAGGAGATAATTTTTAGATTTTTATTGAAATTCCTTTTAATAGCAGATCTGCTATATCATAGCCTTGTGCTATATCATTGCTTGTTGCATAAGAACTAATATTAATTATATCAA